TCAGCTTATTCAAGCGAATAAACAAACAACGGACAATCAAAATCAAGCAGTACAAAGAGTGTCTATTGATTCTGGTAAGTTTGTAAGACAGGTAATAGTATTAACTGTTTTATTTGGAGCATTCGCTGCCCCATTTATTCTTCCATTCTTTGGTGTCCCAACTTTTGTTGAAGTTGATGTAAAAAATCCAGAAGCATTATTTGGTTTGGTTCCAGCAACTGCTAAAAAAGCATTTGTAGAAATTAACGGATTCTTCTGGTCTTCTGAAAATAGAGAAATTCTACTGAGTATCGTAGGATTCTATTTTGGTTCAGCAGCTGCTACACCAAATAAACAATAAGGAGAACATATGAAATACTTAAAATATATATTCACCACTATATCAGTAATGCTGCTTGTTAGTTGCACAACCCCTTTTATTGTTCCTGATCCTACTCCAGATAATGCAGTGATGTTACAAATCAAAGATAAAATTGCAGAATCAGGAGCGTCAAAACCTTCTTATGGATGGACTCTATGGTATGCACCTATAGCAGTAATTGCACTGTTATGGGCATGGAGAGAATTCATAAGAACACCAATAGTTTGTGGAGATGGTTTGGTAAGAGATGAAAAGGATAAAAATGCAGATGGCATTGAAGATCCACAACAACAAAATACATAATGTACTTTACCTTTAAAAAGTAGATTCGTTCAACTTAAAACTTAAATACTTACAAATATAATAAGAATCTACAATATCAGACACCGGACTAGAAATTCCCTTCCTGTCCGGTGTTATTATAGATTTAAGTAAAGTATGGGTTTCCAGAACAAAAGAATCGTACATCTTTTCTTTATCTGCATTTCCCTTACCTGTTGCAAATTTTTTAATTTCAGATGGTGTAAAAATTGTAAGAGGTATACTTTGTTGATATATTTTATATTTCAACACACCAGTATTTTCTGCTATATGAAATACTCTTCCTTGTGCCCCATATGCATAACCTTCTAATGCAATTTGTTCACATCCCATACAAACACGCATGACCCAATCAGAGATTGTATCGTATCTTTCACATTCCTCTTCATAATCTTCAAACTTCTCACCATGAATATTTGTAAGAAATGTTGTAGCATTTTTCTTTACATCACTCAAGAAATAGAAAGAACATTTATTAAAAGAAAAAGGATACTTTGTATCGGTGATACAAATTGCTGGTCCATTTAAACTATAATCAATACCTGCTATTATCATACAGATATTTATCTTGCCTTGAGCAGTCGTGAATCCATCTACTTCGGGTGTAACTCACGACTGCTTCAAGGTCTAAAATATCTATACGCCTAATTTGCAAAATTGCAACTTTATGCCAAAATATCAACCAATTCACACTTATCTCCACTACATGCAAACTGTTGAGTGCCTGTAGTCTTATCTTCCTTCTCGTACTTGTGTAGATCTGGCCAATTCACATTCTTGGGCATCTTGGTAGTTAATGCTTCAAACTCTTCTTTGGTGCATTCTTGATATGGTGCTTGACGATAACTATGATCGCTATGTGGTAGGAAAGAAATACCACTGATCTCATCGAAGTGCTTATATACCCATGCACCGACTTCCATCCATTCGTTCTCACGAACAGTTACGGTGATACTTGGTTTATGCTCACACCAGAATCTTTGATATGTTAACCAAAGACGTAGATGATCAAGTGCAGAAAGATCATTACGAGTTAAGCATCCATCTGGCGACTTGGTTGGGAAAGAGAATACCATAACTGAATCTGGTTTCATCACACACTTCTCATGCGGGAATCCCATATCAATCATCATGTTGCACAGAGGATCTTTCTGATCGGCACGAACAGTACGAATGTAGTATTCACTATGACGAGGATGAATACCAGAAGCAGCATCGACCAGTTGTGAAACTGTGCCACTTGGTTTTACACAAGTAATTGCTGCAGCTGGATTGATATTAATTTTCTTGGCATATTCTTTATTTGTCTTAATTGCCAATTCCTTTAGTTCAATCAATCCCTTCTCTAAACGAATAACATCACTTGTCATATTCTCATTGTCTAGAATACCTGTAAGAGAAACACCAAGTAATGCCTCTTCTTCGCAGTTCTTCTTCCATTCACTTGAGAGGTAGGGGAAGTTTGTTAAAGAAGATTGAAATGTGCCTAAGATTGTCGCTAAACGAACCTTACGAGCAAGATCCTCAGCGGTGTCAGAAGCGCGTACGATGACTTCTGAGAGGTTACAGAACTGTCTGTCGCGTAGGATGATCTCCGAGCAAGGATTGGTTCCAAACTCATATGTTGCATCTCTACGATCACCCAGTTTTGCTACAGTTTTCTTGCAGGCTTCACGATTAAAGATGCCACGTTCGCCACTCTTGCTCTTATATAAAGACACCCATTCTTCCATAAAGACACCAATGTCTGGTTTTTCTTTGTAGACAACGGAATTGTTGGCAAGAGCACGCTGCGGATTTTCATTCCACCATGCTCCAGATTTGGCATCCCGCATTCTCTCATCAGTGAGATTACTGAGAGAAATAAGTGCGGATCGGCGCACACCCCCCACCACGACAACTTCTGCAACTTTACATACGATATCGTGACACTCAAGGGAAGTGAGTTTGCGGCCTGCACCTTTCTTAAAAGTATCAACAGTAAATCTAAAGAGATCTTCAAGCGGCCCCGGGCCACTAGCACGCCCACCAAAGGTTTTGAGTCGGGCGCCAGAAGGACGAACCTTTGAGACATCCCACTTGGGAATTTGACCACCAATAAGTAGGGATACAAGTTCCCTATATGCTTTAGCCCAACCAGCTTTGCTATCTTGAACAACAATAGTGGTTTCACTGTTTGTGAATTCCTCTGCGATAGTTGGTAACTTTTCGACATATTGTCTTTCGACAGAAAATCCGACGCCGGTTCCACACATTAAAATATATAGGATTTCATCAAATGCTCGAACTCGATTAACTGCCACATAAGAACAATTATATCCAGCAGTGTTATCACGATCAAGTGCTTCACCGGATGTCATCAATGATCTCATTGAAGGCATAATTTCTAAAGTTAAAACTGCAGTCTCTAATTCTTTGCGAAGACTTCCGGAAAGTATAAACTTATTATTTTCCTTTAATTTATTCTCAAAGAAATCAAAATATCGTTTAACAGTTTCTTCCCATGTCTCGCGGCGATTTTCGCTCTCAATCCAACGTGAGTAACGAGAAAGGTGTATAAACTCTTGGTAAAGAGTGGGTAATTTAATATCAGTATTCATTTTTTCTCCTAGTAAAGATAGTAAGATATGTATAGTTAAGATACTGTCTTAGTAATAAGAACCTTCCATGATTGTGGAAACAAAGGTTCAATTATTTTTCCAATAGCATGTGCATATTGCTGTATTTCCCATTGTGCATGGGAATCAATTCTTTGTTGATATACTCTTGCATATGCCGATAACGATCCCGTCCACCACCATTCTGTGTATGTGCCTTGTGGCAACACAGCCCGTGCTTGTTCAGGAGCAACACCACGTTTAAGAAGATCATTATAAGCAAGCAATGCTTCTCGAACAGTCATTTCGTAGTGACGATTTACAGAGTTATAATCATCATCAATAACCATAAAGTCTTCCGATCCCTGCTTTGCGCCGTTTGTTGGTTTGCTGCGCCAATGTGGAAAATACACACTTGGTGGATCGCTCACATAACGGCGAGATACTTCATTCTCAACGAATCCAACTTTGTGTTTAAACAATTGAGTACGAATAAAAATTGGCGCCTTAACGCGTAGTGTAATTTGTGGATGTGCAAATGGAGTCCAATGCTTGTGTTTGGCAAGATACGAAATTAGTTTTTCATCCTTACTACTAAGGACACCCTTTCCTTCATGGTCGTGTTCTTGCCATATACTTTCTTTATTGAATGATACTCTTGCTGCATTTGCAACAGCAAGATCATCACCCATATGCATTACATATTCAACAAATCCAATACTATCTAAAACATTAATCTTCTGTGTCATTTAATTGATCTTTCTTTACATATCTAAATTCTATACCATCAACTTTAGTATAATGCTTTGCATAATCAAGAGCTCTTGTCCATAAATCAGGATTCATTTCATTTACATATTCTGCAAATTTGAGCCCAAACTCAGCAACTGCTCTTGTTACTAGATAATCGTCTTTTCCTTCAAACATTACATTTTTTCCAATTGTTAAATTGCAAAAGTGCCTTTAGTCCAGAATAAACACAATTCTGCAATATCGCATCTATATAATTTTTTCTTTGCTTCTTCATTATTTCGTTTATATCTTTTTCTTTGCAAGTCGATGGCCAAATAACAACATGAACTCCCAGTTTAACAAGTTCTAAAAGAATTCCAACAGTTTGTTTATTTCTTGGTTCATTATCTAAAACAAATATTCCCTTTGGGTATTCTTTTGCCATATCGATAAATCCACTACTACCCAGACACGCAACAGAATTATCAACAAACATACTATCTATTGGCCCCTCAATAATGTAAAATGGTTTTCTTTGATTCAAACGGTCAATGCCGTAAATTAACTTAGTATTTTCTGTCTTTCTTAGTGTAATATATTTTGGAACATTCTTCTTTGGTACTTTTGAAAGTGTTCTGCCTTGAGCACCAATTATATTTTCATCTTTATCTCTGATGAGAATAATGATTCTCTCTTCTTTTGCTAGACTATAGTGTGATTGAAATTGCTTGGCAAATGCGTCAAAATCATCAGTATATCCTATATCGCAAAATCTACTTTCCGGTATTTGTCTTTCTTGTATAAAAGAAGAGATATGTTCATTATCTATATTATTCTTTGCAGATTTGAAATTATTTAAGCTGTCAAACTTAATATCATTTGTAAATGGATATATTTCTTCTTTCTCAGGTTTCTTGAAATTAGAATTACCATTCTCTCCAGATCTATACCGTTCAAGGGCATATTCTTTACATAACGACAAAGATATCTTTTCCAAGAAGTTATGCAAATTATGACCTATACTACAATTGTGACATTTGTAGAAGAAATCATTTCCCTTTTTGAAGAAATATCCTCTTGCTTTTATTTTACTTCTGTCCGAATCCCCACATAGAGGACATCGACAATTTGCAAGAGTATCTGTCTTCCATTTGAATTTCTCCAAAAGAGAAGAAACCATATTGATGTATTTTTTGTCTATATAAGTTGACATTATATCTTCCAAGAATCAAACTTCTTTTGGTCTTTAACCATTGGAGTTTGCTTTCTTTCCTTTGAGAAAAAATCACCTTTCTTTTGACCACTTTCGGCAATATATCCTTGATCTTCTTTCTGAACATCAAATAATTTCATTTTTGCTCGGTCAATTCCAACAATAAACTTTTTATTCTTTGCTTTATCGTTGTATCGATTCTTTAACTGCTTTACCATTATTTGATTTAGTTCATCAAGTTCATCTGTGGATATGAGAGCAAACATGAAGTCACAAGTCGCTGGCAATCCAAACGACTCTGATGTATTTTCTAGATCAACATCAGTATTTGAATATCCTGCACGATTAGTTTGTGTTGCGCTGAATATAGGAACATTGTATTCAATCGCAAGACCTCTTAATTCTTCGGCAATCGACTTCACATACTCATAAGAGTTTACGTTCTTTGCACCCTTGAATCTAGAAGAAGAGCAGATATTAAGATAATCAATAAAGATAATATCTGGTTTGAACTTCTTCTTTAGTTTCAGCTCATCTAGGAGAAATCTAAAGTGATTTGCATTTGCAACACCCGTTGGATATTCCTTGATAATTAACTTACCAGTAATTCCTGCAGCTGCCGATTCTACTTTCTTCTCGTATACTGCCTTTGATAAATCCTTAAGATCATCTAGTTTTGCATCCAAGAAATTTGCATCAATTCTTTCTGCAATTCTCTCTTCTGCCATCTCACAAGTAATATACAGAACATTCAAGTTTTGCTTCAAACAACAAGCAGCATGATGACATAGAAATAGAGACTTACCAACACCTGTACCCGCCATAACAATATTCAGAGTCTTGGGTGCGATTCCATCCTTTGTAATCGAATTGAAGTATTCTAAATCAAATGAAATCTTCTTTTCGGTGATGTGATAGAAATCATATCTTTTAGAATAATCTTCAATATAATCGTGACCAATATTTGGATCAAAAGAAACTGCTAACGCTTTACTCAATAAATCAGGAATAGATCCAGTACTTTGCTGTGACTTTCCATCAATGATATTAACAGATTCCATGATTGCATTATAGACTGCTTTATCTTTGCAAAATGTTTCTGTTTCTGCCGTTAGCCAATCAACATCAACCGGATCAGATTCCTTTGATATATTCTCAATGATTTCGGATATCTTCTTTATTTCATCGTCGCTTACGGAACGATTCTTATCAATTATAATGAACAATGCCTCCTTTGTTGGGAGGCTATTAAACTTCACAATATAATCTTGAATCGTTTCAAAAATAAATCTTTCTGAACGATCATGAAAATAATCTTTGATTAAAAACGGGGTCACTCTCCGAGAGTAAGACTCATTTTTTATCAGGTTGTGAAGAATAATCTGTTCTATGCTGTTCATTCAGACTCTCCAGTAGTTTTTTCATTCTTGGTTGAACCGTAACAGAATTCTTTATTTGCTGCCTCATTAATCTTATTAAGAAGTTCTTCTGTAAAATATTTTTTAGGTGATTCATACATTTGCTTCTCGAAAATTTTAGATCCATCAAGCAGTTCCACTCGTCCTGCTGTTTTCTTAAGTATACCATGTTCAACTGCTAAGTCAATAAGACCATAGTAAGGATCAAGTCCAGTTTCATAATTCAAACGGACATCAACCATTTTATTTTCTTTGGTAAATCGTCCCTTGTTTAGACGGCAGTGAATGATATTTCCAACAACTTCACCATCGGCATTCTTATCTTTCTTCTTTGAAAGATAAATTATGATTGATGCTGCATACTTCAATCCTGCGCCACCACCCATTTCCTTCATAGGAACATATGAACCAATAACATCGTAGGTATGATTAGTAAAAATCATAGGAATATGTGCCACTCCAAGTTTAACTGTAAGAACTCTAAAAGTTGACTTAATCACTTGGGAGCGAGTCATATCACGAACTTCCTTGCCTTCGGCAGTGTCATTCATCTCCTTTGAAGTAGATAACATACCAAGAGAATCAAGAACCATCATTGTCTTCTTTCTCTTATCTACTGGCATTTCCAAATACTTGTCAACGATGGTAATTGCTTGCCTACGGAATTCTTCTACTGTTGAAACGGGAAATACTGCTATTCTTTTTGGATCAATTCCACGCGACCGGAACATTTCAGAAGTCACTGCTTGCTCAGAATCAAAATAAAGAACTACTGCTTCAGGATTGTCGTTCAAAAACTTAAATATCATTCCCATAGCAATATAAGTCTTACCTGTTGCTTGTTCACCTGCCAATGCAACAATCTTATTATCCGGCAGTCCATTGTAAATATCACCAGAAACTAAGCCATTCAAGATATAACAACCAGTATCAACATATGCACTAACATCACTTCCTTCTAAACCATCACTGACTACAGAAGCAAACGGATTACCAGACTCTTTAATAAATGTTTTCAAAAAATCACTCATATTTTCTCCTTATGAAAATAAACTTTCCAACGTGTTCTTCTTTTCGTAATTCCAACCGATAACATTCAAAATACTGGATAGGGGATGTAGAAACGATTTTTCAAATTGCGTTGCATAATCAATATATCCTTCCAGTTCAAATTCCTTTGGTAGTTTTGAAGGGAAGGCAATAATTTGATCTTCTCCGTTCATTCCGCCGAGTGGATTTGGTTTTTTGAGATGAAGATATTTGATTTTATCTCCTTCTCCAATTAATTTATACTTCTTGGCAAGACCATTCTTGTTGACATGATGATTATAAATCAAAGCACCCTTGACTGCAATAGGGGTAGACTTCTTGTAGATATAACTACTGTCCTTGTACTTATCCATACCGTTCACACTTCTAGGAAACGCAATCTTCTCGACAGGATAATTATAAAATTCTTGTTTGACTTTTTCAATTAATTTGATCAAATCATCTTCTGTTTTATTAAGAATAATATCAATCGCCAGTTTTAATTTATCACGAACAACTTCTGGCGTAGAACTACGAGTGGTTTCGATTCCCTTGATTTTTACTTTTGGTTGAGAATATCGTACACCTTCGCTATCCCACACATTCAACATATATCGCTTCTTTGCAGTCCAAATTCCCTTGTCTGCAATGACTTCTCTGGCCATAGCCATTTTATTCTCATACGCATTCATCGTAAAAGCAAGTTCATCGAACTTCTTTTTAATAAACGGCAAAATAATAGTATTTGCAGCCTTGTCTAAAAGCGATACAATATCTTCTGTATTTTTATTCTTTGGTATAAATTTATCAACAAATCCACCCATGTTCAAATACACAGAATCAGTATCAGATGCTATGACATAATCTATATCTGTGGTTTCAAGGGTTTTGTTGAGAAACGAATTCAATTCATTCATAATGTATTGAATTGATAATTGACCTGACAATGTAATAGCTTCTGCAATTTCGGTGCTATAGTATCGGAAATATTCATTTCCAATTGCGCCGTATGCGGAATTCAATTGAATTTTCTTCACTAACTGAAAATTATAATATTGGGAAATATTATATTCAAGTTTATGTTGTAAATCCAACAGTTGTTTATCTGTTAGTGTATTCAAATCCATAATTGTATAGTATCACAAACGAAAATATCAGTCAACTAAACTATATTGCTTTTTTTGAGGAATTGATGGTTTAACTCTCAAAGACTTTCTTTCAGATGACTTCCATAGGCCATCAGTAAATCCTATGTGATGGCCATTGCTATATCCTCTCGAATATGCTATTTTATAAATTCCATAACAAACAATAGAAGTTAATAACATTTGTATTATTTCAATCATTATTGGAATCTTTCGGTATTTGACTTACATAATTTGTCATTAGTTGAATCACCGATATCGGTCTATAATTTAATCCTTCAGAATCAACACCAACATCATAACGAATATAACCCTCCTTGAAGGGGGATGTTATGAACCCCAATTTTCCATGGCAATGGCCATGTAAGTGTATTGGGCATTTTCTGTTCCATGTCGTCATCGGGTAGTGGTACATACAAATATTAAATTTCTTAAGTGCCCTCGGCACATAACCACCTATATTTATTTCACAATAGTGCTCAGCTGACTTAAAATGCTTATTATTAACATGTTCTGAACGAATGGAAGGATCATGGTTACCAAGAACTACATGAATATTCTCACACTTGATGTTTGAAAAGATATTATTGATACTTGAAGTCCAATGTTTACCCTTTCCTAGAGAAATATCACCCAAGTGATAAAGAGTGTCTTTTTTAGAGACACAATCGTTTATGTTATGAATAAGTGCTTTATTCATTTCATTTACGTTTTTAAAATACTTTTCTCTATTAGTATAGTGAAGAATATTATTGTGACTGAAATGTGTGTCGCTAGTAAACCAGATCATATGATTAGTCTACCAGAAAATTCCTGCCATTGCGAGATTTTTCTCTCGCTTCTTGTATTATTGCAGCGTCTGCTGTATTCCATCCCATATCGTATTCATTCCAATACATAGTATTTTCTGTAACACGACCAAAGGCAGCCATATTTGCTTTGCCTTCATTACGATCACGATATCCGTCTTTATATCCCTGTCCTGCGATGTATTCCATAATTTCTCCATTTCAGTCGGAGAAGCCAGATTTGAACTGACGACTTCCTGCTCCCAAAGCAGGCGCTCTACCAAGCTGAGCTATTCTCCGTTAATAATATATATTTCCGTTATAGTTTTTCCCATACAAGTATCACACCAACGAACCCATTTTCCTTCATCAATTAAATTCTTCATTGCGTTTAATTGATATTGCCTAAACTCTTGCATATGTCTATCGTTGGTCTTGAACTTTTCAAGAATAATATATTCAATATCAGTTGTCCAACTTGCAGAATGAAAAAATTCAGAATACCAATGAATAGCATCTTCTACAATTTCATGACAAGATTTCAATTCATCATCGTTCATAAACTCCTCCGACTGGATTTGAACCAGTGACATGCGAGTTAACAGCTCGCCGCTCTACCAACTGAGCTACAGAGGAAGATCTTACTTTTTATTTATCTTTGGTTGTTTATTTTTCTTACCAAAGATATCTTCAAAATTCTTATCATACTTTTTCTTATCTACTTTTCTAAAGGAATCACCTTTTCCTGCACTATGTTTTCTACTCATAAAAAGCGGATGAAGGGACTCGAACCCTCAACAGCAAGCTTGGAAGGCTAGCACTCTACCATTGAGTTACATCCGCATGAATTAAGTATGGTGAGGGACTTGCACCCATTCGACTAATATAAGGTGAGGTTTTACGAACCTCGCTTACCCGTTAATAGGACCTTAATTTTATCTTTTCAGACAAGTACCGGCCGGTTGATTGTCCTAGTCTGCTTTATCAGACACCATACGTTGAATAGCGCGAGTGGGACTCGAACCCACACTTGACAGATTTTAAGTCTGTTGACTCTGCCATTGGTCTACCGCGCCATAAGTTCCCTTGCCTGGATTCGAACCAAGAAAAGGAGATTCAAAGTCTCCTGTGTTACCATTACACCACAAGGGAATATCAAAGAGTTTTACTGCAATAATCGTACATTACAATTCCACTTGCAGTACCTACATTCAAACTTCTTACCGTTCCGAACTGTCTAATATAGACTACATTATCACAAATGTCAAGTACTTCTTTTGGAATTCCAATTTGTTCTTGACCAAAAATTATAAGATGGTGACACTCAGCATCCCAAGTGTAGTAGTCAATTGGTAGGCAAATTCTTGTTCCATCAGTAACATTGTCAACTCCTATTAGTTTAACATAGTTATAAGTCTGTTTTAGACTTTCAATTTGACTCGTGAGATTCTCTACTTCTTTTACATGTTTAAATTTAGTGTAGAGATGTGTGCCTACTGTTCCGCGCCTGTCGTATTGTTTTCGTCCGTAAATCCAAACTTCTTTAGAAAGGAAGGCATTTGCGTTCCGAATAATAGTTGCAATATTAAAGTCGTTTCCAACATTACAACAACAGACAGTAAAATTATTTCTTTTCGTATCCAAATCGGCAAGTATTGCATCATGGTTCCAGTAATGATAATGGTCAATGATGTTTCTTGTTTCCATACAAGAATTATAACATCATCTTATCTTTATGTCAACTAAGTCCTCTTCGTTTTATTTCCGCCTCAACTTGTTCTAGTTCTTTTTCTGCCTGAATCATTTTTGATTTATACATTTTACGATCTTGGTACATATCATCCATCAAATTTGGCAGAAATCCACGCTTTTCCTTAGTATATGTTGTTCCGTTTGCGGCAATAGATAGATTTTTGTTTGTATAATCTTCTATTGATTTCATAGACACAGTGCCATTTTTAAGAACACCATCGGGACTGACAAGACCTCGTAATCCATCAGCAGTCAATGTTTCAGGCGAAATATTGTATTGCATGATCAAATGGGGATAAAGACTATTCAAGTCGAAAGATACAACCCATTTGTGCATACCAACGATAGGTTCCTTTACATATGCACCAATATATTGTTCGTCTTTCCTAGAACGCTTTTTGCCTGGAATGATTATGTTTTTCTTTGCCAAATAATTGTAAATGATAACATCCCAGGTTTTTACCTGAGAGAAAATATCATTGAAGTTGACTCCGGCAGAATATGCAAGAGTAACTGCCAACCTCATTAATTGGAGTTTATCGTCAAGCTGTTCAACCAGTCTGACATCTTTGATATTATATTCGATAAACTTTTGGAAATTCTTTTGATAAAATTCTTGAATACTTTCATATTCGGCATAGTCCAGTTTCCTTTCCCCTAATTCAACAGATGCAATATAATCCAATTTGTATGACTCTCTATTTACATATGTGAATGTTTTGTATAATTCATAATAATCTAGAATAGAAATACCAACTAAATCATAAACCACATGTTTGCCTATAACACCACGATCTACAGTCTTTTCCTTTATAATATTCCAAGGTGAAAGTTTCTTTGCAATCTTTTCACCAAGAACACGAATTATTCTATTGTAGAGATATGGAATATCGAAAAAACGAATACTCCAACCGCTAATGATATCAGGATATCGACCAGAAAAGTATTCCAAAAACATATAAAGAAGATTATCTTCATTATCAAAGCAGTGAACTATTTCATCTTTTTGTTTCTTATATTCGCCTAGACAAAAAACAACAGATGGTTCGTCTTTCCTGCTAATGCAAATTGCAATAACTTTTTCTTCAGGTGATTGGAAATTAGGAAATCCAAATTCACTTGTTGTTTCTATGTCAATATAGGCAATATCTAGCAAATCATAATCTGGTTGGCAATCTGGATAATTATTTCGAATGAATTGATATTCTGCCTGAATCTCACCGTGAATTTCAAAACCGGATACATCAGAATATCTTTCAATGAATTTCATATATTCATCTTTATTCTCGAATTCAACCCTGTCTAGAGATTTGCCAAAGATACTCGTATAGTCTGTCTTTTTATCTGTATTTACAAATAGAGAAGGACGAAAATAAGTTTCATTCTTAGCGGATACACCTGATTCGTTTCGTTCACGATAGAGAATCTTGTTTCCGTATGAAAATACATTGGTATAAAATGACATGTTTGTATTATAACGGTTTGTTTGTATTTAAGTCAATAATATTCTTATTATTTTCTACCAGTAATTCTTTTTTCTTCTGTTCTTGATCTTTTGAATTAATATAGGCTGCCAATAAAATCATATAGTTAATTACATCAATGCAGGTATCTTTAAAACTTTCATCTTTTACATGCATTTTTCCTGCCCGAACAAAAGAACTCAATCTACTCATTTTATCTGTAAGGCGAACCATAAATCCTTGTTCTGTCTTACATATGCCCATAGATTCTACGCGGGTAAAGTTTGCAAAGGGTTCTGTGCCTTCATTACCTGCATAGTCTTTATTTTTTAGACTCATCAATGCTTTAGCTTCGCCACATAATTCAGAATGAAACGCCAATAATTCTTCTCTTGTCATAATATTACTCCATTAAATCTTCAAGTGATGCTCTTTTCTTAGCAACCCATTTATATTCTGTCTTTGAAAAACACCAAATATTTTCAATAAAATCTGCCGACAAATGCTCCAACAATTCTACTTTTTCCATCTTTTTTGGTCTTTGCTTTATTTTCATACCAATTTGACCAATAAAATTACCACCAATTGATGTAATGTAATCTACCATTTCATCACAGGTTCTATACCGCTTTCCTTTTATGGTTGGATCCATAATATTAATCATCATCATACCGTTATAAGAAAGAGAATCGTATGCTCTTTTCATAACAGGAAGATAGAATCTATTTAACCAATCGGTGTAATCAGGATAGCGATGCCATGATTGATTCTCTTCTTTTTCTCCTCCCTTATTATAAAGTTCAGTAGAATAATAAGGAGGAGAGGTAAAAACACAATCCATCTCTGCTTGGTCAAATACATTGCTATCTTCAGCAGGAAGATTTTGCATATAGACTGTTTTGATTCCTTCAAATAACCATGTATGTTCATCAATTTGATGAAAGAAAGATTTAGTATTACCTAAGAAACTTTCATATACAATTACCTGCTGTTTATATAATTCAAATGATTTTGGATTAGGATCACAACCATAATAATGTGTTGCCTTTGATGTATAGAATCCAGCCAAACGATCCCCCCATCCCATACTTAAATCTAAAACATGCTTTGAATCTTTTAGATCATATACAACTGTTGCGACATGGGGTTTAAATTGTGTTGCAACATATGCACCCAAACGGAAAGAACCACGAATATTTGTTTCATTAATCGTAGTCGTTCCCATTCTCCAAAAAATCCAATTCATCTTCATCAATAAATCATAATCATTCCAAATATCAATTGGTGATGCAAATCCATAAGAGGGGCAAGATAATCTATTTTCTTGTTGAAAATAGTTACTTATATCATTATAATAATGACCATTATCAATTAAAAATAAACCATGCTTAGAGTATGGATATTTGTAGTCGTTATATTTTTCAAGTACCTTATCTTTATCTGGTGTTATAATATAATGGGATGGATCTTCTGTTGATAAAGATGTAAATTTATTTTTTACTGTAGATAATTCAATTTTTCTAAATGGGAATTTAGGTTTATGATTGATAATATAATTAGCAAGACCTTCTTTGATTTCTTGCTTAGTATAATCAGAGTTTAATTCTTTCCATTTATGTGTGGATAGATTAGGAACTCTATCCCTATCAGCAGAATCAAAAAACTCTTTAATTATCTTTTCTATATTAGTCATTGAACGCCTGTGCTACCAAACCCACCAACACGATTAGTTTTCTGCACGGGAGCAGTATAACACTCTTCTATAGTATAGTCAAGATTTTTTACTAATTCTCCTTGAGCAATACGATCACCCGGATTTATCTCAAAGAATGTGCATATTTGTGTATTCCACACAAGTACCTTGAGTTCGTTGGTATAATCAGAATCAATAACTCCTTCTGCATTCTTCATAGTGATTCCATGTTTTAATGCAAGACCAGATCGTGGATGTAGTCTGATGGAATAACCAAGAGGAATGTCAAAAATCAATCCTGTGGAAATAGCCACAGTTTCACCGGGAGATATAATGTATGACTCAGAAGATGCAATATCAAAACATGCAGATTGTTCTGTGGCAAACTTAGGAAGTGTTGCTCTATCGTTTAATTTATAAACTTTTAACATATCAACATTATAACACAGATCAAATTATAGTCAAGTTATTTTACAAATAACAAAAAATTCATTACGATCTAATTTTAAGTTTTCAATAATTTCAAACTTAGTGATACCAATGCTAATCAACATAGATGTAATTTCTTCTCTACTGAAATATACAAAATAGTCCTTTATACGACTAGATTTATATCTCTCCCCCACAGATTCTTTAAATACTGTAAACAACAATATGGAATTACAAATGGCATTAGACTGTTGTAACAAAGATTTTAGAAGTTCTTTGTTCTGACTTGTATCACCACCAATATTATATGTAACTGTTCCAAACAAACACACTAGATCATAATTTTTATTTGTTGGTATAGATTGATAATGCGGACAGGCACATTCAGCCAATGACTCCACTCGAATATCTACTGCTTCATATGATGCTGTGACACCTTTGTTTTCTAACCAAGTTTTAAGAAAGCATGGACCAGATCCTACATCTAGAACAGAACCAAAGGTATACCCATTGAGTACACTAAATCGTTTTTCTGTCCAATTGTCATATCCATTATCGTTTGCATTTTTGTAATAATCATGAATAGAATATCCAAATGAATTGCTCATTGTTTATCCTACAAAATAGGTATTACTACCAATACATATTGCTTCTAATATAAATTCTCCTAAACCATTAGTTGCACCGTATCCATAAATATCTCCAGTACTCTCAAACAAAACTGTTCCAGTACCTACATTTAAGAATTTTGCTCTCCATCCGATAGGTAATCCGTCTAATGTCACAGTAACCGAACCTTTACCAGTATAGTTAATATAAAATACCGTTCCATCCTCTGCAGCAGTTGGAGTAAAATCCGCAGTTTTCTGAGCAGATATTGCTGCTGATGTGTGTCTAGCCATTCGGGTAGAAGTTATTGGTGCTGAGAATGTTGCACCAGCAGCAGAAATACCCGCAGATACATTCAGCGTTCCTGTGATTGTAGCTAAACCACCACTTGGCAACACAGTGTAGTTGCCGGTACTGCTCACATCCATCTTCACAGAATTAGACACAGCCCCTGTGTAATCATTATACATTAACTGTATGCCCTTGCCAACTGGGCTGTTAATCTCTACTGCGTAATCTGAAAGCATACCATAAGAATTTCGGTTCACACCGAAAAATCCAGAAGTGACTCCTGTTAAGTAAACAGCATCACCCCAAGTCATGGTTCTTAAAGAAGGATCTACACTTAAACACATCGCACTGTTTACCGCGCCAATATCACCGATTGCTGATACAGTTGGACTCTGAAAATAATTTCCACCATTGGCAATAAAGTAAAAGTATGCGTTATTTGTTGAGTTGTTTGCAGTAACCGATCCGGGAAGAATACTTAGACTGTCGGATCCACTAGAGAGAGTGATGCCTTTCAGTCCAAGATTTCCTTGGAATGGATTATAAACCAATGGAGTAGTGAGGTTATCTATAAACACACCTGTGACACCCGTACCACGCGCCATGAGCAGGTACATAACATTTCCTGATGCATTGGTGCTCGATATGTTGATATCACCACTCAATCCTGCATTGAATGTCGTGAGTTTGGAGAATGATCCTGTTGTACCACTAAAGGTTCCTGCAAGTGTTACTCCGCCAGCAGCACTAATACCAGCATTAAAACTATTGAGTGCCGTGAAGACATTGGTTCCACCAACCGTTACACCAGTAACAGCACCAGTTTGATTGTTGAATGAGGTAACGACACCAGTAATATTTGTTCCTGAACCAGAGAAACCAACAGTAGAAGATACAAGTCCTGTGAAAGATGATGTTGTTCCCCGTAGAGTTCCTGCAAGAGTCACACCACCAGAAGCACTAATACCTTTTGATGCACTCACTAATCCAGTGAAGGTTGCAGTGACACCAGTGATCGGTCCTTCAAAAATATTTTCTTGACTAGCATTTCCTGATTGTATACCACCATAAAATATATGGGTGGAATTACTAACAACATCATTTTTACCTACTTGAAATGATAAAGTTCCACTGGCGTTGAAGTAAATAGAACTAGGTTGATTAGTAGTAGGTGTTTCAAATAGTAAACTGGAACTCCACAAATCTCCAGCATCATTACCAATACCTAATGTTTTTATTCTAACACCACCACCTTCATCCATGCCTAGGCCATTATATCTTCTTTCGATTTTTAATCCCATTGCTTCTTGATCACCAAACCACCAATCATCAGCAGTTGGACCTGATAGAGTTAATATATCTGTAATTTCACTAAAGTTTCCAGTAGTAAGACCAAAATAATTATTTGCAGTAACTCCAGAACCATAACGAAACTGAATGTTTCCTGTGGTTCCTGCATAGGTGGTTACGGAACCTGTTGCACCATTTACTTGTGAAACGCCACCGTCAGTATTTGCTAAAAGAGCATTACCGCCAGTGATTCCGATAAAAAGTTTTCTATTTGTAACATCATATGCAAGTTCTCCGAATGTTAATCCGGAGGGAGTACCTGCACCTTTTTTTATCTTAATAGTCGTCATTTAACTCACTTTATTTACATAATAAAAATCAATGTATTTTATTTAAAATGTATCGCCATCCAACTTTTCATTCTTTTTCTTCTTGTCTAACTTATTTAGTAGGATATTATACTTCTCCGTAAGGTCTGCATTCTTTGCTCTCTCAATTAACAAATTCGCCTCTAATATTAGATTGCTATTTGTTAATTCTCTAAATTTGTTTTGCAACAAAGGAATGACTATACTTTCATTATAATTTGGTTCACTCATATATTAATCCTTAGAAGCTTCCACCGTCGATTAAAGTTGCAGAAAGTTCTCCAGATACAGCATTGTATGTTAATGTAGAATTTATTTTTGCTGGTAAATTTCCAGTATTATTAGTAACGAAGGTCACAAAACATGTTGTATCTGATGTTTCTGAAGCTACAGCAATATTAGTTGCATTAGTTGCAGTGGTTGCACTCGTTGCACTGGTTGCAGTCGATGCGTTTCCTGTAAGAGCTGCAGTAATTGTTCCTGCTGAAAAATTACCAGATGCATCTCTTGCAACTATAGCACTAGCAGTATTGGCATTTGTGGCAGTGGTTGCTGAGTTTGAAACTTTAAGTGCAGTTGCTATTGTTGCTAACTTGGTATCAGCAATGGCGGCACTCGCATTTATATCTGCATTTACTATAAGACCTGCAGCAAAGGAAGCATTCCAAGTACCACTAGTAATCGTACCAACTTGTGTGAGCGAAGATCCTGTTACACCACTACCAAGAGCAGAAGAACTTAATACAGAGGTTCCACCAATTTTATATACTTTGGCTGATGCAAGATCAAGATTAACCGAAGACAACCAACCAGCACTTGTGCTGTGATCGTATGCAAATGTGATTCCTGTACCTACACCGATTCCAATACCAGCACCAGTACAATTAGCAGCACTTGTTAAAGTCAGACCCATTGTGATGTTGAAATCTTCAACTGCAAGGGTTGTTGTGTTTAATGTAGTAGTAGTACCATTGACTGTCAAGTCCCCGGTTACTGTAACATTACCAGCAAAAGTTGCAGTACTAGAGGCATTACCGATATTTAATGCGGTTGATGCACCACCTGCGAAGTTAATAGTAGTCGCAGTAGTATTAAGAAGATCAAAACTTGAACTACCAGCAACAAGACTTGTTGTAATGGTTGGACTTGTTCCGAATACATTTACACCAGTGCCAGTTTCATCAGTAAGTGCTAATGCAAGATTTGCACTTGACGGAGTTGCCAGGAATGTAGCTACATTTGTACCCAAACCGCTAGTATAAACAACTGTTCCGCCAGCACCAAATGCCACGGAAGATGCATCAGTACCTGTAAACGTAAGAGTATTACTAGCAGTCAGAGTTTTTCCATCGGCTACTGTGATCGTAGATCCAGTCGCTGGAGCAGTAAGAGTTACTTTATTAATAGTGGTTGCAGAAGCTACCCCAAGGGTGGGAGTAACTAAGGTTGGACTTGTTGCCAGAACATTACTACCAGTACCCGTATTTGCAGTTAGAGTTACTCCAGCGATTCTGAAGACGTTTCCTGTTCCTGCGGTATCAAAAGTCTTATTAGTTAAAGTATCAGTAGTTGCTTTACCAACAAGAGTATCGGTTGCATGTGGAAGTGTGACAGTATAATCTGCTCCTGGATCACCAGCAGTTAATTTTAATTCATTAGTATTATCCGTTGTACCTTCGAATACTATATCAACACCAGAAACAGTTGCAGCAAGAGTTTTATTACCAAGGCGTAAATCTCCACCTTCAACATTAACAAATCCTCCACCTATAAAATCACTAATAATAATTTTTGAAGGTGAATCTCCGGGATCCGAAGAAGCACCAGTATAATTTTTGGTAGTAAGTACGAGACTTGCATCATCTGCAAAAATTGTACCAGTAAGACCGGAACTACCAACAGTCATTGTCGAACTTTTTACTGTCAAATCACCATTAGTAGCACCAATATTAAGAGTAGTAGCGGCTAAACCTATTCCTAAATTGGTTACAGTTGAACTGAATAGTGAGGCAGTAGTCTGAGTAGTTAAAATATCTCCACCATTAACATTCAGATCTCCTGATAATGTCAATACAGCTGTTGATGGATTATAAGATAAAGGTCCAGCGGAAGTATCAACACCAAGAGTAACACCTGCACCAGCACCACTAGTGAATACTAGATATTTGGTTGCATTTGTATTATCCTCTGCAGTGGTAATTACAGTACTACCAGAGATCTGAGAACTAATTCGTTGATCAATTGCATATTGTGTTGCAAGAGATGTTCTTGCAGCAGTGTCCGTCCATGTTCCAGTAGTTCCAATTTCTGCGCCAATCCAGACTGGACTGCCACCTGAAATACCAATATAGAGTTGATCTGCAGTAAGACCGGTACCCTGCACAAACGCCATTTCACCGAATGAAAGTCCAGCAGGTGGAACTGCAGTTGTTGAGCGTTTGATTGTAATCTTAGATGCCATTTTAAGAGATTCTCCTAGTGGTATTTAGTCTTTTAGAACTCTCCGCCATCCATATTTAAATTATCCACAACTTCTATTGCGGCATTATAAGTTGCTCCAAAAACTCCAGTTTCTGTTATTATTTTACCAGTTACGTTTAAATCTCCAAGAATTTTAACATCATTAGAAAATGTTGCACCAGATACACTAATGCCACTTGAAAAACTTTGAAGAGGACCAAATGTATTTGAAGTTCCAGTAGTTACACCAGTAACTGCGCCTGTCAATCCATTAAATGTGGTTACATATTGACCAGTTATACCAGATGTACCAGAACTATAAAGATCCCATGCATAGCCATTCCATTGCCAGGAACGACCACCATATGGATAAATCTGATATAGTGCTGGTGATGGAGGAAAATTTAGTGCCATGTATTACTTATATGACAATCAAACGTCTGTAGATCCAACAAATTCACCATTCGGAATTGACTTGGTAAACACATATGCAGATTTTACCTCATTCATTCCCGCAGCATCAATGACAGCAGGGGCAAACCATGTATCAAAATCAAATACATTGATGGTTCTTTCATCAAGAGGAATCTTATTATCTAGTCTCGCTTGTTCGGAAACATATCCATCCAAAATAACTGTACCTGTCTTGGCGGTATGATTAAGATTCAGAGTACGAATCTTCCAATATTGCGAATAGGTTCCTGTTGGATGTTGAATAATTTGTTGTAGTGCCATTATGTTGACTCCAATACTGATACGATGATATCAAGTCCCGCAGTTAATCCTGCTGTAACTTTGAGTGTGTCTCCTGTTACGAGTGGAATTGGTGCATCAAGTGCTTGGTATGTTGCTTGAATTGGAACTGCTGCTGCACGAACAATGTAGTATCCTGTT